ACCGATACTGCAGAGATGTTCATGCCAGACTCGACTATCAGCGTGCGTGCTACGCCACCGAGTGTCGTGTCACCTTCGATGGCAGCTCTGATCGATGTAGCCCCACTGTATGAGAGATACCCATCGAGTGATGTATGAGCTGTGCGATCTAGGTATCTGCCGACGATCACGAATACTGAGCAGCGCATGACGACATCACCACCACCGAAAGCCTTGTGATATTCGACTGACTCGACTACAGGGAAGCCGATAGGTGGGTTGAGCTGATCAGGCATGTAGGTGCTCGTGCGCAGACCAGAGATAGTGCCGAGTCTGGTCGCTAGACCTGTCAGCACTTGTGAGACGGTAGCTGGCATCAGGCCACACCGAGTATGCGATATGGCGAGAGCAGGTCACGCACATCAGGGTCAACTGCACGCACTGTGATCGCCATGTCTGCGAATCCGAGCACGCCTAGAGCTGCGTTGTATCGTGCGAACTGTCGCATCGATAGCAGCACACAGGCTTCTCTGACATCATCTGGGATAGCTGGCCAGCCAAATGTGGCTGTGAGTTGTACGGTCGGTGGTGCAGGTGCAACCCAGAGTGGGAATGTCTGACCACCTGTAGCTGCGATCGCACGATATGGTCTGCCCTGCAGTGTCGTATCGAGTGGCTCTAGCGTGTAGTCAGTAGCTGCGTTCCATGTGGTACTAAATGTGCCAGTACCATTGTTGTCTGTCTTCAATGTCAGTGTCGATGATGCGATATCTGCTGTCTGTAGTCGATACGAGTTGTTCGCATAGTAGGTGATCACCTTCTGCGTCTGGTAGAAGAACCGAGAGCAGTAGCCATCGATACGACGACTCGCACCTTCGATCGAGTTCTCTAGCAGAGTGTCATCGACATTATCGGTCAGACGCATCGCTGCCTTCACTTCGGCGAGTGTGCAGTAGCCGTTCGTGATGGCCATGTGGGTCTATCCCTTCTTGCGTTTAGCTGCTTTAGGTAGTGCTGCTGTCTCGACCTGTGGTACTGCTGTCGCAGTCTCTACTGGGGTCGATGCTTGTTTGCTTTCATAGCCGAGATCACGCAGGCATGTGTCGATCTGTGCTACACGGTCTTTGAGACCACGCTGCACATATCCAGCACGCTCGGTGAGCAGAGCATCGATGAGTGATGTTTGGTTTGTCATAGTGCGATCTCAGAGAGCCAGCACACCACAGTGATCAGCCTGTGGTGTACTGACTATCGACTGAGTTAGAAGCTAGGTGTTACGAGACCAGTTCCACCGATGAGCGAGAAGGCGTTTGGATAACGATTCGCTGTGAATGCGTTGTAGCCATACACGATCATGGTGATGTCGAGCTCGCTGCCCTTTGGCTGCTCGAAGCGCAGCATCATCGGTTCGCCAGAGCCCTGTTCCCACAGGTGTGCTTCTTGGCTATTGCCGATGATGATGACATCTTCGTTCGCACCTGCGCCGTTAGTCGTGATGACATTGGCATCGGTGATGACTGGCAGACCCAAGATGGTGTATCCACTGTTGCCATACACAGGTGCGCCATTACCAGACGAGAACGCAGGCTGACCATTGAAGTTCGGTACAGGTACTGCGAGTGGTCGGTTCTGGGTGTCGAGTGCAGCCAAGATGAATGCGAGTCGTCGTGGGTGCATCAAGATGAAGTTCGGGCCTGCGAAGTAGTTCGTCTGAATGCGCTGAATAGCGTCAGCCAACTTTGGGTACAGCTCAGGTACGCTCGGTGATGCGTCAGTGTAGGTGACTACCTGTGTGATCACATTGGTGAGTGATGTGGCACTGGTCGTCACGAACAATGAGTCAAGGTTCGTGTGATAGGCAGATACGAGATCAGCCATGACGAGTGAGTCGATGCTTGTGCCACGCTCGATCGCCTGACGACTGACATTCTGCTGACCAGCAACAGTGACGACTGAGATATCGAGTTTCGTGTCATCGATGTTGGTCTCTTGTACTGCAGAACCTTCGGTCTGTACAGCAGTCGCTGAACCAGTAGTGACCTTCGAGATCGAGATGGTCAGACCTGACTCTGGCAGCTGATGCTTGCGAGCGATGTCAAGGAATGGTCGGCCTGCTCGTGCGAATGGTGCAGCCAAGTCGGTCAAGAACTGTGGAACGATCAAACCAGCAAAGTTTGCACTGGTCACATCACGACGCTCGATGCGCTCTTCGTTCATGTGACGAGCTAGACGCTCTTTAGCTTGGAAGTCGCCACTGAACTGTGCAGCGTATGCGTCAGCTACGAACGACACGCCTGCTTGTGGCGAGTAGGTGCGTGCTTCTGACTTTACGACTGATGGTGCGATGACCTTCTCGATGCCTGCAGCCTTGCGTGCTTCTGCAGCTGCTGCATTGCGACCTTCGAGCTCTGCATGGCGAGTGATCTGCTCATCGAGATCACGCACTACTTCGAGTGTCTGTGCGATTTGGGTGTCTTCTTCTTGTGAGAGTTCACGCTTCTCATCGGCTGCGATCGCCACTAGTGCGTCAGCCTTTGCGAGTTCAGCGTCACGCTTCTCGATTAGTTGCTTTGAGTAGGTCATGTGTATGTGTTCCTTTAGTGAGATGTCTGATGGGTGTATCAGTGGCTCACTCAGTGACCTATCTGGTCGGCTGTGAGTCGGCTGACTATCGCTGACGAGCCAGAGCGATCTGTGCTTTGCGCACAGAGACACTGGTCGTCGGTGAAATTGTACTTGGTGTTTTTGAGTTGCGCAACTCAGCGACTGTGGCTTCGTAGGCAGGGAATGTCACGACGCTCACATCGAATAGCTGCACTTCTCGTAGCTCTCGCACAGACCTGTCATCAGACCATGAATCTTTGATAGTTCTGAATGCGAAAGACATCTGGGTCATGTCACCACGACGCATCGCAGAGATCACTCTGGCAGCATCTGGGTTGAGTGGGTCGAGATCAGCCATGACCTTTAGGCCACGCTCATCTTCCTCTAGCATCAGCGTGCCCGACTTCGTGCGTGCCAGTGGCACACCTTCATGGTCGATAAGTAGGCGCACATCTGCGCCATCTTTGATCGTCTTCTGAAATGCGCCACGCTTCACATATTCGGTGAATGGCATCGGCTCTGATGGCGAATCGAATACAGCTGCATACCCCACCAGACGGTTGCCTGCTACATCTTCACGCATCTCTAGAGTGGTGTACGCCACTCGACGCTCATCTGCGCCAGTGATACACCAGCGATGCTCGACCTGCTCTATAGTGCTCATCGGCTCGATCATAGTTGGTGCAGTCTTGTCTGCGCACCTAGTCTGCTCATCATCGAGTCTGGCGACGATCTGCTCTGCATACTTCTGAGCTCGTAGTGCGCTCTCTTTAGTAGAGCCACCACCCCAGAGCAGCATGGCGACCAGTCCAGCTGTGATCTCGCCATCTTCGACAGCATCTAGATCACCGATATGGCGAGCTATCCATGCACCGATCTTGCGCCACTTGGCTTCGCTGATCTCACCAGATGCCATGCGTCGAGCGTCAGCGACAGTAGCTGGCATCAGCCCATCGCCAGACATACCCTGCTCATGTAGCTCTAGTCCACGACGAGCTGATGCTCTCATGTACTCAGGTGCACTCAGATCGATCTCTGCTCTGGCTTCATAGCCCATCGATGACTCATCTGGCTCTTCGATCTCTTCCATCTCGTCGTCATCTTCTGACTCATATGAGAGTTTCGCCTGTGCGAGTATCCCGATGACCTGATCGATAGCTGCTACGAACTCGGCGTTTCGCTCATTCTTCTTCGATGGTGCTTTGAGATCGTCGATAGGTGTCAGCGTCGAGAGTTTATGGCCGACGAGAGTATCTGTAGCTACCCACCCATCATCACTCTGGGTATATACCCTGATCAGTGCTGCAGGGTCATCAGGTGTGCCAGTGATAGTGAATGAGCTGTCAGGTATGTCGATGCTGTCATCTGTGACGATGCGCTCGATCTTCCCACGAGCACGACCACCAGATGAGTTCCATGATACGAAGTCACCTGATGAGACAGCTCGACTACTCACATCACCTATAGGGTCAATGTCTTCACTCATAGATACCACCACCATCTGATCGATCGCATCTTGCTTAGAAGCATGACAGCCGATCGTCGTATATGTTCCATCACTCTCTTCCTTCACTGTCGCCCATGTAGAGCAGTCAGTCTGTGTCTCAGATATTCCAAATGGCATGATCAGTCACCATCTGGTGTAAGTACTCGAACATTGGTCGTTCCAGTGCCAGCTATGCCATACAGAGTTTCACCGAGTGGCAGATGTATCTCGATCGTTTGATTATTCGGCAGATGCAAACCTGATGATGATGTGACAGTGATATCGCCCAGATATGAGCTGCCACTAGTCGAGTGTAGATAGCAGATGCGATTCTGATCATCGGCTGCGATGAGCAGCGTCGGTGATGTCGTCAAGGTGACAGCTACAGACTTCATGCTTCTGGTGGTACTGCGTCAGTGCCTACAGTCTGTGACGATGTAGGTGTCAGGAATATGTCGCCACCTTCGTATGGTTCTCGGTTCTCTAACTGTCGAGCTTCGTTCGGTGACATAGTGCCAGAGAGTATCTGAGTCTGATGTGCCTGTACACGAGTCTGCAGGTCTGCTCTTTGGAACTCGTCAGCATTGAATCGCACACGCTGAGTGAGTGGCAGCATCTCTGAGATCGCATCTTCGAGACGACGCATAAATGGCAGCAGTGTATATCGCACGAAATTGATACCAGCTGACTCGATGTTCTGATATGTCTGTGAGTCGCCACCAGTACCGTTGATCAGGTGCAGTGGGATACGGTACACACGAGAGATATCACGCACGATCGCTTCACGATGTTCAAGCATCTGCATGTCAGCTGCACTAGTGGTGATCGATCGCCACTTCAGACCACCAGTGAGCACTGCAGGTTTGCGTCGTCGCACATGTGAGTCTTCCCATGTGTCACGCAGTATCTGTGCCTGCTCTGTAGTGATGGTCGTGTCAGTCTCTAGCACGCTAGATGGTGTGCCACCTTCGCCATAGAACTGTGAAAGGAATCTATCCATAGCGATCGACATACCGATGGTGTTCTTCATCGCTTCGAGTGGTGAGATACCTACCTGCTGATTCGGTAGCAGTAGCCATCTGATCGGCCTGATCTCTTTATCGGTCAGCGTCTCAGTCTTGCCGAGCGTATAGACGATCGAGCCATCATCTGAGTACACCATGCCCTTGATATCTTTCGGGTGAATGTTGCGCATCTCTGATGGCAGACCACCTGCAGTTCGTGGTGCATAGATGTAGGCGTTACCGTGTAGAGCGAGCGTGAGTATCGTCTGGTGCACGAACTCGAACATCGACTGGTGAGCATTCGGCTTGATCAGTACAGATGGTGTCGGTAGTCGCTCTAGGCGACCAGCTCGCTGACGAGTGAGCTCTAGTGGCATCGATGCGATCGAGTCTGCCAGCAGGTTAGTAGCTGCCAGTACTGCTGATGATGCGAATGCTGTGAGCTCTGTGACGATCTCACCTGAATAGTTATTATAGAAAGGTCGAGCAGTGATCTGATATGGGTCGATGCTCGTAGGTAGTGCACGACTCTCTTGTTTGCGCCAGAGACTCATGCGTTCATGCCACCTATGCCGATGAGTAGCAGACCAGCGACGATGAAGGCCAGTGCGTTAGACCACACACTCACGCCATACACCACTGATATGCCACCGATTATCTCTAAACCTGTGGTGATTCGCTGCTTGTTCATGACCATACCTGCACGATATTAGGTGATATTGATGCTGTCTGTCTTGATGTCGCTCTATCGAGAGCCATCACGAGTGCGATCGCTGCGTCTATCTTACGCTTTGATTTGCCCTTCGACAGTCGCCAGCCCTGATCGGTCATGCGCTGTGCAGCACTCAATACCTGATCTGTGTAGGTAGGTGAGCCATCATGAGCCACCTTTTTATTGACGATCAGCTCGTATGCGTGACCACATGCAGGAATCATGCGTGCACTCGACTGTGGGAACTCGACCATAGGCAGACCATCGTCAGCCAGATGCTCAGCAGATCGCTGAAAGTATGCAGGGTCATACACGATCTCTTGTACCTGATATCTCTGATGTATAGACCTGAGATAGTGCTCTACACCAGCGACATCGACACCTTCATCTCGTGGCTGCCATATCTGTGATCTGGTGACGACGACACCATCTGGGTGTGGCTGTGCGATGACGACTGCGATCGAGTCATGTTTGAGAGCCATGTCGAGACCTACCCAGACAGGCAGCTCATCGAGTAGCTGATGATCAGACCTGCACGCTTCCCACGAGCCAGCAGGTAGCCATGACTCTTGTGTGCGCACCCACTGATTTAGTCGCCAACGCCTGAAAGCTGCTTCATCGGTCTGCAGCATCGCTGTACGCATGTCATCAGGGTCGAGCAGCTTCTCTGCCAGATTCGGGTTAGAGATAGCCCATGCCTTCAGATCATCGAGTGCACAGTCAGCAGGTGCTTCCCACCACCAGAAACCGAATGATGGGTCGTCGATCTCACCAGCTGCGCACTGCTTCCCATACTGGTAGAGACGACCAGCGACGGTATCTAGGTCATAGCCTGCTGTCGTGATCGAGATCACCAGTGGCTCTAGTCGTGCACCAGAACCCAAAGTCATCTGATCGTAGAGATCGCTGCGTGACTGATTCCAAAGCTCATCGAATAGTACGAGTGATGGGTTGAGACCAGCCTGACCTTTGAACTCTGACGAGAGCACTCTGAGTATCGAGCCGAATCTCGGCATCTCGATCACATCTCTATACACCTTGCACTCGGCTGCCAGTAGTGGCGATGACATCACCTGTGACTTCGCTTCATTGAATATGATGCGTGCCTGCTGGCGATCACCAGCGACGACATAGTTCTCAGCACCAGACTCACCTGCGATCAGGCCATATACAGCGATGGCTGAACCCATCAAAGACTTACCATGCTTTCTAGGTAGGCCGATGAGAGCACGACGATACCTGAGCCTGCCCTGTGGTGTGCGCTCATAGAGTGCACGCAGCAGCCACTTCTGCCATGTGGTGAAATCTAAAGGCTGACCAGCTCTGAACCCTTTGAGCACGAGAAAGTGATCACGAGCGAAGTCGATGATCTCATCACCATCAGTCGCTGTGTGTAGTCGTGGTGTATAGAAGGTCGGCTGCCATTTAGCTGTTGGCAGCATTCCTCTTGGCATCGATGCGTCGCCTGATCTCGCTGAACTCATGTTGTTTCACTTCCCCTACGCCTAGTGTCGCTCGATCTGTCGGTGAGAATCCTATCTGAGCGAGCACGCCAGTGATCTGTCTATCGATCTCACGCAGGCCACGACGCTCACGCCAGTTAGTAGGGTCACTAAAGACGAGCTGCCTGAGCACAGTGCGCTCATCAGTCATCTCACATGCCATCAGCACGAGATCACCATCGAGTGATGGTCTCAGCCATGCTGCGCCAGAAGTCCAGATGCGCTGCCATAGAGCACGACCATGCTGACCGAGTGGTCTGTGTGGCTCTGGCACTTGTGATGCGAGCTGTGGCAGAGCAGTGATCGATGCCTGAGATGGCAGCTTCCTGCCACCGACATTACCGAGTCGTCGTTTCTGCTCGACAGGCTTCGATGGTCTGCCCGAACCTTTACCACCCACCAGAGTACGCCCAGTCTCGATCAGCCACTCTCTCTCTACCAGCTCTCTCTCTCAGCGATCGACCAAAAAAACTCGTTATTTCGCTGATGCGTGCGAGAGTCTCCACAGTCCT